TAGGGACAGTTACCTGCTTCTCGCCTTTCCCAAGGCTAAAACTCTCTATAAGAGCCATAGCAGGTGCGTTGTGTTCCTCGGTGTACCGAGCAGCACTTATGATTATTTTCTGGGCATTTTCTAGATTCCCAGTTGTCGAGGTTTGTGGCATGATTACCTCCTATTGGTAAAGTTTTTAGCCAAATCCGGCAGCTCGTCTGGCCGCTGCTTCGGTTTGGGGATTTCTAACCCCCGAATTATACTGATCTAAGAGTTCGTCCTCTGAACCTGATGCACTTGCAGCAGGTTGATTAGTATCAAATTGTTGTGGCTGGACTTGTGCTTTCTTGAGTCTATCAAGTTCAGCTTTAGTCTGCCTTAGTTCCTGTATCCTTTTAGCTTCATTCTCCATATCCTGTGGAGTATTGAATCTTTCTAAAGAAGTTATATCGTCCCAATTTAGGTCATACTTCTTTGCAAAGAATATAGATGCATTTCTCTGCCCGTCTCTAAACTCTTGCTGTTGCTTCAACTGTTGCTGTTGTTGTTGAGACTGCTGCATCTGAGTAACATAGTTTTGAGCTACGGTCTGTGCCTGGTCAGGCATCCAACCCTGTTCTTCTAGTTGCTTCTGATATGCGATAGCCTGTTGTTGAGCTTTGTTTTGTGCATCAACTTCAGCAAGATATTGTAACTGTTGTTGCTGCTGGGCAATAGTCTGTTGTAAATTAGCCATTCTATTGGGTTCAGCTACGGGCTCTTGAGTCTGTACAGTCTCCTCCTTTTGCACAGTCTCTGGTTGCGGTTGAGCTGGTTCTGGTTGCTCAGTAGATTGAGTAGGCTCTACCGCTACAGGTTGCTCGGTAGTTTCTGCTACTGGCTCCTGCGTTGTTGTATCTGCCTGTACCTCTGCTTGAGGTTCTGGCGTTACATCTACTATCTGTTCATTTTCTGTAACCATATTTCCCTCCATTATTCCAAATTTTAGTTACACTAAGTAATATTGTCAACGTCTATTATCCTTTATACAGTTCCTGAAGTAACGGCTTCTTCTGCCTTTCTTGTTGTTCTTGAGCCTGTCTTTCCCTTCTTACAGATTCTGGAACACGCCTTTCTTCTGTACCAAACCCTTCAATAAATGGACTACCTGAACGTCTTAGTTTCCTAGCCATATCGTATTTAATCTGTGTTATATACGGTAGATGAGGAAGGATATTTTCCGGTATATCTATATCATATGCGTTCATTCTAATCCATGCTAAAGCCATAGGTGCTTCAGGATGAGCAGATCGTTGCAGACTTTTTTCAAAGGAGTCCAACATCTTATTGTATTCATCAGCTCCCCGTGCTCCTGACCTTATCTTTCTCCATTCTGCAAGTTTTCTGTTTTTAAAGTCCATTTGCTGAAGTTCTTTTTCAGTGATATCTTTCCACTCTTCTCCATACATAGCCTGATCTTTTCTGGAAAAGAAATCAGAACGTATAGAAAAGAATAAGTCACCCACTTTGCTTCTTACTGCACTTGGAACACCTTCTACATCCTGCATCTGATAACTTTGAATCCATTCATTTACAGACATAGTTTGACCACCTATAGTCAGATCTATAGTACCTATATTATTTATAGAATCCTGTTCATTCCTATTAAGTTCTGCAAGTTCCCCGGTTAATCCGGAAGTTCTTTCTATACCTCTTGCAGTCTCTCTTTCTCTTGCTATCTGCTTAACCGTCTGTTGTGTTACTATGCCGGGTTCTTTACCCATCTGTGGTAATTCTTCATACCCCAAAGGAGATTCCCATGCAGAAGTAATTTCTTTAGCTATATCTTCTTTAGTCAAATATGTAGATGTTCCTATACCAAATGTTTCTGCAATACCCGCACCAGCCATTCTAAGATAAGCATCCCACGATGCTCTACGCTCTGAAGGTTCTATACCAAGCCTACCTGCCATTTCTGCAGGAACCATAGGAGTCGCATATTCATCATAAGCATCATGTATGGTTTCTATCATCATTGGAACTACCATCTGATACCATAAGCTACTTTGTGTATATGCAGGTTTTTTCATATCTTCCCATATATTTGCATCCTCACCAAAGAATCCCTCTCCTGTTATAGCGTATTTTTTAACTGCCTGTCCTGCAGGAGAAAACTTTGATACAGCAAATCTTCCTAGAACATCTAGTCTATCTACATCCATAGTATTCCCCGTAGTAGTTTCTCTTTCTCCTGATGCTGTTTGAGCTACTGCTTTTGCCAAAGGAGCATAACCAGCCCATATATCAAATGTAGTATTTCCTATCTTAACCTTTCCAAAGTCACCTGCATTAGGATTTACCCCTGCATCTGCTCCGGGTATAAAGTATTTAAAGAAAAGCATAAGGGTTACACCCATACCTACCCATGAAACAAGTCCTGTTGATACACCTGATATTGCTGCTCTTGCTGTAGAATTGCCCATTTTTCTTGAAGCCATCATGGCAGAATATGGCAGCATTATACGTGAAGTTAAAAATCTTGGTGACCATAGAAATGCGTTCATCACAGAATAAGCTGTCTTTGCATAATGACTTCCGTATGGATCTGTCATTGCTCTAGGTAACTTACCTCTTCCAGTAGCATCATTTATAAAGTTTGCGAACCTGCCTAGTGCATCCCAATATTCAGGGTCAGTTCTAAATGTAGATAAATCTTTACCTGCATTTCTCATCACCATCTCATAATCTTTAAGCATATATTGGAACGTATCAAAACGTAGCTTGTTACCCATAGTCACGTATGCTCTTTCAGATGCTCTTATATATGGAATACCACGTACCAATGCTGACTGAAATTCATCTTCTCTTGATGTTATATTAAGCATACCAGTCACGTCTGTTAAATCTAACCCTGCTCTTTGAGATACAGCATATAACTCATTATTTTTAATTGAATTATCAACTACAAGTGCAACCCGCTCTCCGCCCGGTAATGCAGTTTTAAGCATTATATTAAAAGAACTTTTCCATGCGCCAGGTTGATGTGGTATCAGTACCATGCCCTGTCTAAAAGCAAACGACAAGTCAAATGATGCTCTAAGGCTTTTAGGTAAGGATATGAGGTTCCACATAAGTTCCTGTGGAGTAGAATTCCCTAATCCTTTTAATCCAAGTACACGACCAACAGGAGCAAGAGTACTCATTCCCGGTATTCTAGACAGTCTATTTGCAATAGTGTTTGCTCTTTTAGCTAATAGAGCTTTGCCTACATTAGGGCCGAATAAAGTTGCAAGCTGATGTATAGCATATTCATTTGGTATATGTCCTAAATTAAACATGGAATGAAATGCTTTCATTGCATCGTGTAGTGCATAAGGGCCCTCAAGCCCACTGCTTCTTAGTGTTTGCCCCTCATTTATAAACTTTGCTTGTACCCTATCTAACTCTGCTACTGCATGATTCCATTCATCTATAGAGTTGAATTTTCCAGAACGTAATGACTGTATTGCCATATCATCAAGCTCGTTAAAAGCTCCTTTATATGCTTTATTATTAGACATAACAATAGCTGCTTTACGAAATACTTCTACCGCCATTCTTTCTACTTCTTCAGGATTCTTTAATACTTCTCTTAATGGTTTTTCTAATTCATGCCCACCTAGTTTTCCAACTAGCGCTGAATGAGATCCCTTGGTTAAAGACTCTATTGTTATATTATCTTTTGCAAATAGGGTTCCTAATCTACCCATCATTATACCTGCAGCCTTACTTCTTTGTTCTCCAAGAGCTAACGCTCTAGCTTCAAAAGATGGTTTGGTGGCATTAACAGCCTTAGTGAAAGGTTCTAAAAGAACTTCATATACATCATCAATATCCAGTGATTCAGCCCAGCTTACGCCACGCTTGTATTCAGGTGCGGCAAACTTAGTAAGTACTGGTACAAACCTAAACCATTTAGGCCCATGTACATCAGTAACTACCCCCTTTAATCTATTTTTCCAAGAGATTTCTTCTAGCCCTTCTGCAGCACCAGTTCTTGTTAATTTCTCAAACATTTTTGAACTGCCACCATGCATTGATATAACCATATTTTCTCCTGCTTGAAGAAGTTCAGGAGACTCTTTTGCAGACGGAACTATTTTACCGTTGATATATCCTTTTACAGGTCTACCTTTAAAGAAAGGAGTTTCAAATGCTTGTACATTAAAGCGTGCAGCTTCTGCCCATTCTGCTTCACGTGCTGTTTCAAATCTACCAACTGATGCACTAAACATATTTGATTCAGCTTCATCCATGTTCTTCGCAAAAGAATCAAACATATCCAGTTGCTCTGCTTCAGTAAAAAATCGTTTAGTGTTTCTAGTAAGCATTAAAGCAGCTAGCTTATCTGGGAGCATATATATTCTATTCAGTTTTTCAGGAGATCTTAAAAGAGATCTTATGTTATCAAATGTACCTTGATCTGATTGACCAAGTATATCTTCTGGGTTAATCCATCTTTCGCCCTCTACACCAGCCGGACGATATTTCATTGAACTCTGTCTTGGTCTAGCTTTAATAGGAATATCTGGAAGCATATCTGGTGCTTTCTCAATTATCTGTCCGGGTCTAGCTGGTGGAGTCCATGCCTCACCTTTATAAGTTAAATCTAAAGGTAATCTTTGTTGTTCTGCTATATCAATCGCACGTTGTCCGGGTAATAATTGCTGTTGAGTTGGTCTTATTCCAAGAGCTTCTCCCATCTCACGTCCTAGTCCTTCTGCAGCTTGTTGTAACTGAGTACTTGGAGTTTGTGCAGGTAATGGAATTGGATATAAAGTAGGGTCAGCAATATCCATTACGCCTTGTTGTAAAGGTCTTGCTACTTTAGCAATAGGTGGAATAACAGCTAGTGCTTGAGTAGTAGGTTGCGTAATAGGCGGAGTAGGAATATCATCTGTAATTTTTCTTAAGTCTGTTTCAGGAATATTCCTATACCAAGAAGGCATAAAGTCTACGTTAGGTTCTCTTATTGGAGGCTTCAAAGCACCTTTAGCTAAACTTGTACCACGTAAGGCTTTCACTCCTCTTATACCTGCCCCAACACCCTTACCTATTCCAGCACCAAGTAACCAATCCAAAGGGTTAAAGAAGCTAGTTCCTATCTCTTGCCACCACGGACGTTCCTCAAATCTTTTTTCTAATATTTTTTCTGTATCATATATAAATTGTAAGTTTTCAGGAGAGGTAGCACCAAACTGTTCTACTATCTGTTTCCCCTGCTTACTTCTTTCATCTAGTATTCTTCTTGTTTCTATAGCTCTTTCACCACCACCACCTATATAAGGAACGCTTTCGGGTATAACACCAGTAACTGTAGAATACATTCTTTCAGGCATTGCCTCAAATCCTATATTCCATACGTCTGCAGCAATAGGCTTTACACTTTCCATTACCTGGGCCGTAGTTCCCTTCTGCCTATCTTCCTCAAGCCTCTTTATTGAGTTGTCTACGTATTCCTGTGACGGTCTTCCCATTAGTAATATATACGTCTGGTTGAAGGACTATACCTTCCCAGATACTCTCCTCTTTCACTTGGAGTCAGTCTCGAATATCTTTCTGTAAACGGATCACTTCTTAAATAATCCTCAAATTGTAATGGTTGGTCTGGTGTCTTTCCCTGGTTAGCACGTATCTGTTTTCCCATTTCTCCTAAATAACTGTTATATATCTGGTCAAAGCTGGTTTCAAAGAATCTTCTCTGTGCCGGAGACTGTTTACCAAATTCTCCCCCAACTATACTACTGTAATATGCCATCTGTGGATCATGTTGCATTGAACCCGCAGTCCAATCTGAAAAAGGATTGGCAGTAGTATTAGTCTTAAGCTCTCCCATACCGGGTATAAGTTCTCCCCATTTGGGTTTTGATTTTTCTTCCTCTGTTCTTAAGTCATAAAATTCACCTAAGAACGGGTTTTGTTTACTTCCTAATTGTGCCATTTAAAATCCTTCTACTACCTGTCTCATTGGATTGGGGATTCTATAATTCAAATCTAATGGAACCTTCGGTTCAAATGCCGGAAGTCCACTCATACCTGTTTGCCAATCTCTTGGACTAGGGCCCGTCATAGGGCCTATACGGTAAAAAGGTGGCGTTAACCTACTTAGTGGAACTCTTGGTTCAAATGCAGGTAGCCCACTCATGCCTGTTTGCCAATCTCTTGGTAGAGGGCCAGTCATGGGGCCTATACGTGAAGGTAGTGTAGGCATAGGCATTGGCATCGGTGCATCATATTGTGGACGTATAGGTGGTCGCATAGTTCCCCCAGCACGTGAGAAATCTACAGGAACATTTGGTTCTCTTGCACCACCCCAAACAGGAGTCCAATCAACCCCAACATCAGTTCCTCTACGAATAGTTGGGCCGGTCATAGGGCCGGGTACATAAGGTTTTGGAGTAATTGGTAATGGATTGATTTCTTGCCTTGGTGGTGCTACAGGAAGTGTATTACTCATTGGAGGTATAATACTTCTTGTTCTTAATGTAAAATCTACAGGAACATTTGGTTCTCTTGCACCACCCCAAACAGGAGTCCAATCAACCCCAACATCAGTTCCTGTACGAGTAACTGGCCCAGTAGATGCCTGTGCTCTTCGTCTTCTTGTATCATCTGCTCTTTGCGTTGCTCTTTGGGCTGCCTGTTCTGCGGGTGTTAACCCATAATTCATAGTCATGATTTACCTCCCGGCAATTAATAATTTATCTATTTCCTGGATTGGCATGGAACCAATATTCTGATGCAGGTATTCTGCCGTATAAACGATTATATTCCCAATTATATTGATGAGGCATCGGTGCATCGTATTCTGGACGTATATTACCAGACATATCTAACCACTGACTTCCCGGCTGTGGCATCTCTTTTCTACCACTCCATGTACCTTCATCATACATATGATACGGAGAAATAGATGTGAACCCTTCTATTGAACTAGGGGGAGCTGCTACATCTGGATACCTAGACCTTATTCCTCTTGGGTAACTTTCTATAGCCCCTGCTTCTGAGGGAGCCTCGCCAAATCCTCTGAATCCAAATGTGCCGGACTCAGGTGTTGTAGGTATATTTACTTCTTGAGTAGGATACGTCTGTGAGATTGGGGTATGCATCCAAGCTCCTTCAATACCCATTAGGTCACTCACTGGAGCCTCGCCATATGTAGGCCCTTCAACAAACTCAGTAAACGGCCCCTGTTGTACGTTAGTCAATGGACTAGCTGTTGGATCATATCCCGTGGATGTATAAGGTGTTAGTAGTGTTGGGTCACCCATTACACCAGTCAATGGACTCTCACTAGGGTCATACCCTGTTCTTGTATATCCACCGGGTTGTAATAATGTGGGGTCACCCATAAGTTCTGTTTCCGTTAAGCCGGCTGCCCCGGGCCCTCCCATAGGGCCTCCTGTAGGTTCAGTAGGAAATCCTGGTTTATATTTTCTTTCTTGACCAAATACTCCTGCTGCACTAGGCACTGATGCTTCTGCGGCCGTAAGTGGAGCAATAGTATCATCAGCTTGAAAGTCTGTAATGACTGATCTTGCAGAAGGTGATATTCTAGCTTCGCTATATCCCGGCCCATATTTAACTTCTTCCCCTCTAACATCTTTTGTAACAGGAGTAAATGCACCGGGCGTATACTGAGTATAATCAGCATCATCTAATTCAGGAATATGTGCTGCTCCAGATTTAACATTTTGATTAAAAGTTGTTCCTGCTTGTTTCCCTGCAGGGGTTTTAGGATCATTTTCCTTAATCTCAGGAGGAGCTCCATCTTCCTCGCCCTTGGCTCCACCTATAGTCAAATTAGCAGCAGCTATTTCTTTCGGAGTAGGAGCTGGTTCTTCTTTATAACTTCCTGTTACTAAAGGAGTACTGCTGAACTTCTGTTGTCCCGGAGGTATTCCGAGTCCACGTAGATTAAATCCACTTAACGATAGGTATGTTATAAGACTTGCCGGATTAGTAGTTAAATCAGGTATCTCACGCTCTAATCTGTCAAGCTCACGTCTTAGTGACCATTTATATGTCTCGTACATTCTTGGAGGAAGGGTAGAAATACCAAGCAGTCCTTCCGTAAAAGATGTTATGGTTGCAAAATCCATATCACTAAGCGTAGACCACGCATTGGCCATATTTGTATTATTTTCCAACTCTTTCACATGAGCTGTTACCTGGTTTCTTTTTTCATCAGTACTCATGTTATTCCATAGGTTTGGATCTAAAGCAGTAGGAAGTACCTTTGAGTTTCTTAAGGCATTAAGCCCTGATATCCACTGTGACTGATTCCATCTGGCAGGTCTTCTTTCTATAAATTCTCTATAGCTTCCAGCCGGGCCAAGAGTTCCCTGTTGGGTTCCCATTCCTTCTGCAAATCCCGGTGTCATTCCACCAAGCATATATCTTGCCTGCAGCTCTGGCTCAAGTCGTAGTGCCATTCCTCTACCAGTAGCTCCTAGAGTCTGAAAGAAAGGATCTGTGCTTTGGAATCTCCTAAAGGTCTGTGACATATCTGCTATGGCATCTCTATCCATCTCAACCTCTGACGGAGTTCTCCAAACACCTGGAGTTACATCAGGAAGTTGTTCTGAAAAAGGAAGTTGGTCTTGCAACCCTGCAGGAATAGTTCCTTCTGCATCTTCATAAATATCCCCTAATGCATCCCTCCATAAAGTTGGATTTGTTCCTTCTACTGGTGTTAATATTCCTACTGCCATTACGGTTGCCTCCCTGTGGGCTGTAATTTAAAGCCCTGTCTTATCATCTTTTCTTCTTGGAACTTCTGTGCTTCGCTCTTTCTTTCCGTCCAGTTAAATCCTCTATCCTTCCACTCGTTAAAGAGTTTTCTTCCTATTACTGCACTTGTTCCGGGTACTGCGTTAGGGCCGGAAAGCATATTCATATCCTGACCCATATTCTCCATCATAAAGTTTCTTACGTTACTTCTCAACTGATTTTCACGCATTGTGTTAGCTCTTGAGCCGTAACCCCACTTAGCACTTTCTTTTCCTACTATCCACCCAACAACATCATTATAATCACTTATAATGGAATTTGCCAAATTCAAATTATCTTTTAATTCCTGCATGGAAACATTTTCCTCTACTCCCATTTTACTCAACTGCTGTACTATATCAGGATCTGCATTTATCATATTCTTGAAACCCTTATTATTAGATATAGAATCAAGAGCTGCACCCCACATGGCATTATTCCACGGTTTTACCTTACCTTTAGAAAAATCATTAAGATAGTTTATATAGGGTCTATTATATGAACCTATAGTTTTTTCTATATCGTACTGGCTTTTAAGTCTGGATTCCTCTCTGTCTGTTATTCTTTTTTCTGTTGCACCCAGAGATTTATACCACGCACTTTTATCTCTCCAGTAGTCTGACATCATATTCTTACCTGCGTTATAGGTACTGGCGTTCTTGGCAAATTCAGGGTCTAGCATATCAGGAAGGTCTGCCTTTACATCTTTTGCAGTAAACGTATCTTCATAATCCATAAACTCCACTTCTTCCGGGGGCATACTTGGAGCAGATACAGGAGCTGGTTCACCGTAATCTGCAAAGGTATCCTCTCCAAATCTATCTGTAACCCAGTCACGAATAGGCATATCAGCAGGATTATTGCCTACAGATCCCATCATGGCAAATGCAAATTGCTTATGTAGGTCTTCGTCATAGTCAGCCTGTCCTATCAAAGACAGTGCTTTACCTTTTATTCCCGACTTATATCCGGATGCCTCTACGTATCTTCTGTATAGATAATCGAGCCACTTGATATAGTCTTCGTCACTTACAGGTTGTTCGCCCGGCTGAGCTTGAACCTGAAGTTCTCTTATAAGGTCTTGTACTTTCTGTCTTCTGGAATCTGGCGTAGCCACACTAACCTCCCGGGCCGATAAGGCCCATACGTGCTAGTCTCTCTCCTTCTGATAATGCTCCCGGTCTTGGCGTACCGGGTGGAACCATAGGCCCCATAGGTGGTGTAGGTGCAGGTGGTGGAACACCTAATGCTGCATTAGGCATTACCTGTGGCGGTAATCCCGGGCCACCTTGCGGAGCCATCATCATTTCTGGAGGCACTCCCTGTGGCATCATACCCGGAGGCCCCATTGGTGGCTGCGGTGGTGGTGGTGGCATTGCTGCCTGCATCATCTGCATCTGTTGCTGTTGCATCTGCATTTGTTTTTCATTTACTATCTTCATAAGTTCACCGAAATAGAATCTGGCTAAGTCGGGTCTGCCACGATTTTCAAGGCTCTGAAGTATAGTCCATAGCTGTGCTTCCGGCAAAGCTCTTTCTGCAGCCTGTTCTTTTAGAGTATCTTCTATCTGGTCTGCATCCTGCATACCGAGTATCATATCTCTGATAAAGATATCAGGTAATAGCGGAGTCTCGCCTTCTCTGGCTATCTGAGCCTGACTGAACTTAGACATATCGTCCTGTGGTAATTGAGATACCATAGTTACTTCAGGATCTCCGCCACGTTTAACTATATCAGGAGTAATCTCCTGTGAAAAATATGTTCTGTCTTTACCCATACCGCTTACTTCTACAGCTTCAAAGCTACCTGATGCGTACTGTTCTGAAAGCATCATAAATATCTGTCTATACGCATTTTCCAATGCATCTATTCTAGGAGAAAGAACTGATTCTACTCCCTGCCTAAGTGTATTGATTGCATATCCTGATAGCTGAAAGTCAAGTTGACCGTATATCGAATAAGGTAAGGCTCCTCTTTGAATCTCTCCACTTAACTGCCCCATAAATGCTCCGGCTTCTTTTGCCATTTCAAGCATACCAAGAGGTTCTACCTCTTCTCCTTGAGCCAAAGATATCTCTGTTCCTTCCTTATATGGATCTTCGTCAAGTGTCTTCATTCCATCTCTGGATTTTACTTTAAGCCCCTGCTTTCTACTTCTAGCCGTAAGTTCCAGCATAGTGGAAAGCATGAAGTTATTATTCTCATAGTTATCTCTATTAGCTCTGAAAATACTTTCCCCAACGTCTGCTACAGCTTCACTTCCTATGACATCAGACTGTATAAGAGGATTTGCACCTACCATTCCCAAAAATACAGGCACTCCATTATGTCCATGCTTGGTTCTTTTCTTTAGAACCTTATCATCCATAACCACGTAGTTATCTTCTCTGTCATAGAAGTCGTATACATCTACACCTGCATCTACTCCATGGGCAGTAGTATCTATCTTTACACCGTACTGTTCTTTTATCTCAGTAGAAGTCTTTTTAATCTTATAGCAAGCCCAAGTAAGACCTGTAGATGATTCTCCCCAATAGGTATTAAGTGGATCCCAAGGGGTTATATCTATAGTTGTGGACTCATCTTCTTCTTTAACCAAAAGAACTCTGCCTGCATACCATCCCCTAATAGTTGTATACCATGCAAGCTGGTCACGTACTCTTGGAGTCATTCGCATACAAAGGTTGTCATCTGCTGCTCTTAAAGCACCGATAAGAAACCTTTCTTTATCGTTATTTATATCTCTTTGTTCTCTATCATTACCACCTGCGGGGATTCTTATTATAAGTTCTGCTGCAGTCAAGAATGTTATTATCTTATCTGCAAATACCTGTGGTTCATTACTGGTATAGGACTGATAACCGTCACCTGCATCGTAGGGTTCGAGTCTATAGAGCCTATGGTCTTTATCCATCCTATCCCGCATAGGGTAGGTTGAGTCGTGGTGGTCTTCTACAAGGTTAATTATCTCTGTAGGTTTTCTTTTTGCCATTATCTCCACCTTTTGACTTTGATTCTGTCCCTGCCTTCAATATAACCGTAGCCATATCTTTCGACAAGCCCATAAACCAAAGCTTTTA